TGGCACAAATCTATAAGGAACGTTCGTCGCATTGGTATAAGCGCCTGCGTCCTGTATTCTTCTCAAATAATAGAAATTTAATTTATTACCGTCCTGTGCTGCACCTGGCGTTAAATAAATCGTTAGGGTTGTTCGATCAATAAATCGTTCAATAAAAAAAGAAGTCGGGGTTCCTTTTGCCGTTTTATTAGAATAGCCTTGATATTGAGATCGGCTCACCTCTGTCATTGGAGAATCTATACTCGTGGAAGTAATTCTGTAGTTACACTCTAAGATATTATCAACCCCAGTAGCATGTTGAGTAACTGCGACAGAAATTAAATGAGCAGCAGCCGTTGTTCCATTAGACCCTCGCACCGCACCTGTAAGATTTGCCGCGCCTGTTGCTGCAGATTTTCCTGTATATCTAATCTCTTCAGATCCTACCGTAATCGTTCCTCCGCCTTGACTAGCGCCAGGCATGTCCGTGACACTTGTTAAAGGAATATCGGTATCAGAGTCACTGATACCTGCAGATAAAGTCGTTGTTAGTCCTTGAGATGCTCCATCGGCCGGGGATCGATAAGTAGTATAAACATTCGTTCCGTCTACTAAAGTAAAACCTTGATTAGCTACTTCCCAATAATGAAGTCCTCTATTACTCCATTCAGAAAATAAAAGATTTAAAGATCGTTTGGCTGTTTTTAATTGATAACCGGAAACATTTATAATTCCGATACGCTCGTAAGATTCTTCTACGATTTCATCAATCGGAAGAGTTTTATCGAAAGTGTATGAGTGAGAAGTAGTGTTAGCCATGTAACCCTACCCGTCATAGAACATCGTAGCGCTATCATACCCACTGCTGATATCTATATAAGCTCCAGCTTTACATAATACTCCATTATCAGGTATAAATGGTTCAACTGTACCAGCTGCTGCCGGTGCATCTATTTCCATTACTTTTGTTCCTGATTGAGAAGTGTTTCGTACAATTAAAGCGCCAGCAGTTGATGCCTTACTAACTCCATGCATTCCTCTAACTCTAGTTCTACCTGCGAATAGAACTCCTGTAGTTGTACTAGTAGCTGTAAATCCAACTGTTACGTTTCCTGTTAATGCTGAGCCCACAGAAACTCCAGTCACAGTTAAAAAAGCTGCAGTAGTCGTTACTGTAGCACTTGTACCTGGACCTGTTATGCTTGACTCAGTTTGAGCGTCACCATTTGAATCTGTTCCTACCACTTCAAAAGCATCTCCTGATTCATCCGAACCCGCAGATGTTATAGTTACAGTGGTTGCCATGTTAGAGCCGTCTGTTGCAACGTCATCTGTTACTTGAGCCCCATTTAAAGTTAAATCCGCAGCGCCAGAAGTTGTCTGAGCAGTGCAAATCCCATTAGGATCAGCACTAACTGCTTTAAATAATTTCGATTTTACGTCTGAGACGTTTGCCATAATTCTATTCTCCTAATATGTCTAAGCTCCCGAAGGAGCTTAGAATAATTTATTAGTTAGTACCGTTAGCTTTTTGCAACCAGTCAATAGTCAAATAACTATTACCTGTTGTTGCTATTCCTGAAGCATGAGTCATAGTAATAATTACCGCTTTATCAATCTCATACCCACTCGCATCACCATCAGATACATTCATACAACTGTCTTGTTGAGCAGCTGTTTGTGTTAAAAGAACTGGAACATGATGCGAAGCAATTCCTTTTACATCTACCGATGTATCGCCTGCAAAATAGTCTAATTCAATACTATTTAAAGTAGCCCCTGCTGCTTGCGCAACATTAGAACCAACTCTACAAGTTGTTATTTGACTATACGCCACACTGTTGTTTAAACGAACATCTGTGATTCTAGAAAAAGGTGGAATCACGATATTGTTAGCTAAGTTTTTATCAACTGTAGTAGATGTTTGAGACAACGGATTTTCGTTGAACATTGATCTAGCTAGAACAGAAACTGCTCCAGTTGTTAAAACTCCTATTTCCAATGTACCTAATGTAGCCGCATCAATCGTAATCGCTGTTACAGTTTTATAAGCTTTAACAGAACTAACTACACCAGCACTTGCTAGTGTTATATCTTCAGTTTGTGCATTACCTAAGATATCTGTTCCAACGACACTTGCAACCTTTCCAGTATCTGATCCTGAAGTAGTAATTGTAATAAAAGATGCCATTTCAAAACCACCCACGGCAGTAATGCCTGGAACGTTTTGAGTAGTATCTACTAGTGTAACACTAGTTGTTGATGATGGGTTAGCACTAGTAAGTGCTAATTTGTTAGCATCAGTCGAAACGATAAAATAGTTGAAATCAAATGGAAAAGACATTTTGTTCAAAACGAACGAAGCGTCTCTAACATTTGTTCCAACAGTTGTACCTGTGTTGACTTGTATCGGTCCTGTTGTAATAGGTCCCGAAAAGTTTGTTTTTGCCATAATTATAATCCTCCTAGTTAATGTAGATCTAGTCTCTAGGCCGTCGACTATACGCGTCTAGATCTAATTAATAATTGTATAGTAATTAATCTATAGCGTAGAGTTGCGCATAGCGCAAGGTATCCCTGTGGTTTTGTATGATTTTTGATAGCGCTTAAGTGGCTATCGAAACTTGGGGCTTGGCCTCGTTTACTTTAGTTTGAAGCGTATCTGCTTCAAACTCTTTGGCAACGATCTCTATAATAATATCCTGAATTTTTCTATTAATTTCAATCATCCTGATATTATGCTTCCCTGACTTCAGATGCTCTTGTTGCCACTCGAGTTCCAAGGACCGTTTCGTAGTGTATAGGTCTTCGGTCATTACTAACCTCCTCATAGGTTATCCATTTACGATCTTTCCTCGTAAATCCATTAGATTCGAACTTTACCTCATTTTTTCCCAGCTTGTCAAGGATTGATTTTTCAATACCTTGAGCTGTGTCTTCAGCTGAAATATTAAAATCAGCCGTATGGCCGTAAGCATGAATCTGTACTCGGAAGTTTTTCATAGTGAATCTCTATCTGTATAGTCGAAATGAGGCGACTTTATGGCCGCCTCACTTCTAATTTATTGCTTATACGCCTTGTACTCCGAAGATACCTCTATAGTCAGATACGCCAAAAACGTATCTTTCTCTAGCTTTGTATCTAACGTTGCCAGTATCAAAGTCCCCTTCCATTGCAGTTGTCAATGGTGTTCTTTGGAACATTTTCATACCATTTGGTACGTCCGTAATAATGTACCAGCTATCAGCATCAGTTAGGTAATTGTTCACTCTATATCCTTGAGGAATCATTCCCATTGAGTTGATCGCATTGATATCATTATCAGCAGTTTGAGTTCTACCTTGAGATTTTAAAATTCTCTCAGCGTTGAACTGGTTTCCAGAAGGAACAATCATTTTAGTTCCTTTAGCTGCTATTCTTAAACCTCTTTCATCAGTGAAAGCAGCGATATCGATCAGTGCCTGTTCTAATGAAGTTTCGTTTAAGTCTGCTTGAGTTGTTAAAGTGTTTGATACATTAGTTCCACTGATTGTTGTGTGTGCAGTAGAGAATAATGCAACGCCATCTCCGGCTAAAAATGTAGCTGTTTGAGGCAGCCCATTAATTAACGGATTAGCTCCTTTAACTTCTTTTGCATTGGACATGGATCTTGCCAAAGCTTTTGTATAACGAGAAGCAAGTCTGTCGTAGAGATTATCTTCGATAGCTTCTTCTGTTATCGCAAATGCTAGAGCGATAGTTTCCATTGTGTACCTAGCTGTGTAAGTTTCTTGTGCCTGATCATAATTGATTCCAGCACCTTCCGCTTTCACATCGGCATTAGCGAATCCTGATAACATGACTTCTTCTTCAAAAGCCCTGTCAGAAGACTCGGTTACGTATATTTCAGCATGTTGATTGTCATACCTTTTATACTCCAGCCCGAATAGTGCATTCAGGCCTGGCTCTAGTTCTTTAACTAGCTGTGCTCGTGATATTGCCATAGTCTATATGCTCCTATTACGCCGAACTGTCAATAATTTGGTTTAAGTTACCGACAACAACGACCGTGCACCAAGCAGCGGTCATGTCCTCGTTATCAGGATCGCCTGAGACCCTTAAAACTCTCCAAGTATTGGCAGTGGCA